GCCGCCGTAGTTCGTCCACGAATTGAGCAACGTCGGTTCGCCGCTCGCGTTCAAGACATGCCAGTTCGTCGCAACACCAGCGTTACGCACAAACGCTGCGAATTGCCGCTCTAGATCCGTCAGACGCTCAAACAGCCGCGACGTCGGATCGGTTGACATGGGAAGCGCGGGATCGATCGGCATGAGCTAACCAGGCGCCATCGTGATCGTTGGGGACACTGCGCCCTCGGTGTCAATCGACACGAAGTACTGGTAGGCACGGAACGTAGCGTTGATGCGCTTCACGATCTGCCCACCACGCCTGATGCTCGCTCGAAACGGCATGACGTCGCCAGCATTGAAGTCGATCCCGAACCGTGGAATGCGCTGGCCGCCCAGATCGCGAACCGGATCGAAGGTGATCGTCTGCCGCGGATCGGACCGGACCGCGATGTGGTATCGCAGCAGCTTGCGTCGCAGATCATCGACGTTGAGATCCTGCGAGACGACTGTCTCAAGCAGCCCTCTTGTGGCTTGCGAGACGAGGCCATCCGTCTCCTCGAGCATCACGGCTTGCACCGAATAGTCGTTGTTGGGGAAGCCGGGCGGCAGATGAAAGGCGCGGTTCGCAACCCCCTCCATGCTGACCATGCGACTGTAGCCCGCGACGTTCAGAAGCCCGTCCCCGTACTCCCATACTGCATCGGGCCGCGCCTGGCCGATCACGGGGAGAACATCGAGCTCACCGATGATCGCTAGCGGTCCGCCACTCGACACCGGCTCGATCGGCCGGACACGCCAATCCGGGCCGAACAAGGTCGCGCTCAGCTCCGCGATGGCTTCCCCGATCGGCTTGAAGAACCAGCCGGTGACGAACGTAGGGGTGGACGCCGCCCAGGTGCCCATCCGCAGCCCTGTTGGCGACTCGTCGTTTGTCCGAACGACGAGGTCTGGGATGATCGTCGTTCCCGGATCGACCATCGCGAGGGCGCTGCCGCGAGTGTAGCCAGACTGGCCTTTGCCGCACAACCTGCGCATGAGCGTCCAGAATGGATCAGCCCATGTCGCAGTGATCTTCGATCCTCGAGCCCCACCGGTCTCCTCCCCGGTCACCTGACGTCCCGCGAAGTGCAGCAGGCGACCGTCGCCGAGCACGGTGGCACCGGCAGACGCAGCGCGTGCAGCGTCCGTGGCAGACAGTTGCTCGTAGACCTTCAGGACCGTGTCGCATGTCAGCAGCACATCCGCGTCCTCGTGATCTGAGCGCAGGGCAGCCTTCGCGGTCGCCATGGACGTGACGGGGATGGCTATCTCACGTTCGGTGGCGCCCGCGAGCTCGCTCAGTGGGTTGCCGGCCAGGTCGGTGAGAACAGTCTGCCAAGTCACGACGATCGGCTACTGAGTCCGTGGCACAACAGCTCGTCGTGTCCTCGCGCGATCGCGCGCGACCTTGATCTTGTCACGCGCGGATTGCACGAGGTCAAGCCCAACGGCCTCATCGGCGATCTCGCGCGCAATCGTGCTGTCGTCTACATCATCGCGATGTTGCCGCGCGAGATCACGCAGGGCCGCGACACGAATCCGGTGCCCGATCAGAAACGACGTCGGGTCAAACGGGCCACCGAAGCCATCGAACAGGACTTCGTCAAAACCTATGCGCTCCGCCGCAATTGCGGATGCAAGCGGTGATCCTTCCGCAATCAGATCACTCGTATCTTTATCGCGAAGTTGGGCTACCACGGGATCCGTACCCCCTACGTGTTGTTGGCGTTCTGGCGCACGATCTCTTTGATCTCAAGTTGAAGGGAATACGCTGCGCTTTGCAAAAGCGTAGCGGTGCCGCCACCAGATGCAACAGCCCAAACAGGGTAGAAGACATGGCTGCCGACGTTCGGAGCGGGAAATATGTAGTCGATCAGTACCGGTCCGATCGAACCACCAGCAGCGGCCGCCTGGGGGTATGACTGTCCAACCTGCACGATGCCATCGAGGTTGACTCCCATCAGGACGCTGCTCTGATCCACCGAGTTGGTCAGCACGCCCCTCAGGCGGACGCGAATCGGGACGCCAGAACATTCGATACGTGGTGCAAGGTTCGTCGCATCGATGTTCGCAATCGTCGTACTCGCCTGTGTATACGTTCCGGTGGTGCGTTCGATGAGGCTGTATGCCCCACGCGCCCATGGCCTACGATCACGGATGTTGCCCGCGGCGACCGCGACGGATGCAGCGGGGACGATGACATCGGCGAGCCGTAGCGCGTTGCTCGGCAATACTCCCGCGCCGCTACGGGTATCGAGGGTCGCGCCGACTGTCGCGGCGCCCGTGATCAGCGTGAGCGACGGAACATTGCTAGGGCTACCGAGATCGGTCGAGTCGTTGATCTGCAAGATGATCTGATCGACGCGCGGAGACGATGGATGCGAGGCGGTGAGCGTGATGGCGCTCGGGATGTTCGCGTCATTGACCTGGGGATACAGGCCTTGTGTTAGTCCGGTTGCCAGGGTGCCGCTGTCGCCCTTGACGAGCGCGATGCCCGCGGCGATGTCGACGCGCATCCCGCCAGCCACGGCCGCGGTGACCTTGAAGTCGCTCACGCCCAGGACCCCCTCCTGAAGGGAGAGCTCGGGGATGAGGCGCAACCACTCGAAGCCGTAGGTTGACGCGTCGAGAAACGCTGTGGATCTCAGGGCCATTGGTTGTCCTTTCTATCCTGCGTAGCGGTCGCCACGCCGGTCATCCCCACGCATCGCGCCATTCGAGCAGGGCATGTGCCCCAGCGGTGAACGACGCGAAACCCAAGCGCAGATCGCTTGTGCCCGGCACGAGCGGCCACCATCGGCTGTTGACGAAATCCAATGCGCTGAACCTCCGTGTGTACAGGCCGGTGTGCGCGTAGACCCCGGACGCCGATTGCCCGGCGGCGCCGAGCCATCCCATGCCAAGCAGGCCGCCGTCCACGTAAGCGACGGAGACCAGACCCGTCGTAATCATGGCGCGCGCGACGTAGAACGTCTGCGCGACAGCGGTAACGGTGCGGGCTGCGACAGCGATGGTCGTTGCAGCGCTCGTCGCAGTCAACGCGACCTCGACGCGCTGCCAGGTCGTCGTGAGCGTCACTGGCGTCGTCACAGCCTGCCCCGCGCCCGTGCCGATCACGAGCTCGACGATCTCGCCGCCGACTGCACCCTTCAGGTACATGGACGCCCGGTATGACGCGCCGATATTGACCGTCTCAGGTGTCGTCGCGCTTGCCCCTTCCCCCACGACTGAGCCCGGCGTTATCATCCTCGCATAGTTCTCTGAGGCAGTCACGCCGCCAGCGCCAGCAGCCTGTACGATGAGCGCGCCTGTCGTCGTGGCCTGCCAGACAACGGCCCCGGAGCTTGACAAGACAGTCGGCGCACTACCAGGGGTATCGTTCAGGAAGTTCGGGTCATACAGTAGGTTGAACGGCGCGGCGAGCGCGCGAGTGCCAAGGCTCACGGAACGACGGCGCGGGTTCGTTTCGACGACGAGCTCATCGGTTGCTCCGAGCGTGAACGTAAACGCGATGCCGTAGCCCAGCGTGGCACTTAGCATGCTTGGATTCACGCACGGCCCACGCAGCGTGATGACCGGCCATGTATCCGCGCTGCCGTCATTCAATGCGAAGGCCTGGCCGAAGATCGTTGCTCCCGACCCGAGCGGACTGAGCATCGGCGACGTGAATCCCCCAGCACTCGCAACGGAGGGGTCGATGACCATGCTCTTGAGCCTCTGCGAGTAGATCAGCGGATCCTCAGCGACACCTGCCACGAGAAAGGACTTCGGGCGACGATCCGTGATTCTCGTCGGCTGCTGCTCGCGGAAAGCGACCTGGACGCCCTCGGCGATCGTTGAGGGCGTCCATTTCAATAGCGCGTCGCTGCGCAGCGCGTTCGTTGCACGCAACAGCCGGTCCTGCGCAGCCGTGTTCGCGTTGTCCTGCTGCGTGTCGATGATGCCGGCCAGCGTGAACGGCAACCGATCGCGATAGAAGGCGCCATGGATTCCCCCATCGGCTTCAGGAAGCACGTCGGCGCTTTCTCGCACCCCCGCGCGCTCCAGTCCGGTCGGTGGGCTCGTGAGGAACCCGGCGAAGTCCGGGCTCGTGCGATCGTTGAGGACTGCGCGAGCGCCATTGGCCGCCACGAGCTCGTATACGGCGCCCTGCTCGACTCCGAGAGCGCGGGCCACTAGATCGCCGCCTGAAGCTCGTGCAGAGCTGTCTGCGTGAACGTATGGACGTCGCCCGGGTCGGCGATCGTGACGTTGATCGTCTGCTGAACGCCACCAGCGCTCGCGAGCACCCCGGCCGCACCGCTTTGCCCCGCACCGTAGAAACGGGTTCCCGCGCTACGCCCCATCTCCGTGCCGAACACGGAGGAGCCCGCTGCCGCGAAGTTCGCGCCGAAGGATCCGAACAGATTGGCGCGACCCGCGTTCAACCTCTCCACCTCGTCGAAGATCGCTTGGGCGTTCGCGAGCGCCGAGTTAGCCGCGGCGCCGGTCGGCAGTAAGCCGGCGAGCGTATCTGCGGCCTGCGTGATCGCCTCCGGTCCGGCGCCCTGTCCTTGCAAGCGGGAGAGAACGGCGCGCCAGAATGCTTCGCCGGTCGCGCGCGCAGCCTCATCATCCGTCGGGTCGGCGGTGAGTCGCGCAAGGCTGACAGCCATTCCGATCTGCGCCTGCTGGCCCTGCTCAGCCGAGGTGAGGATACTGCTGGATCCCGGGTCGGAAGACCCGGGATCGATCGTCGATGGCCCCTGCGCCTTGCTCGCGGATGCCGCAGCGCTCGCGGGCGACACCGCGGAGATCTCGTTGCCGAGCTCCGCAAGATCGATGTTTGAGCCCTCGCGATCCAGTCCGAGGCTGTTGAGGGTCCCGGCAAGCTCGTTCATGCGCTCGCGGTAGGCTTCGCGCGTGTCCTTGTAGCCGGCGCGTTCCTTTGACCGGCTTGCGCCCTTCGCAGCGCTGATCGCGCGCGTGAGCTGCGCAATCCCGGATTTGTAGGCTGCGATCGCACGTTTCACGGCGGCGATGTACTCCACGATCTTGTCGTGGATCTGCTGGCGGATCGCTCGCAAGCCCTCGAGCTCGTGCTGGCGGTCGCTGCGGACGCTCTCGTCGACCGTGACGGTGCCGTCGTCATGCTCGACGAGGAAGTCGTCGGGATCCAGGTCAGCACGACGGTTCGCGAGGTTGTAGCGCGCCTCCAGGTTGTTGATCTTGTCTTCGAAGCCGACGATGCCGGTGTTGCCGCGCAGAATGCGCTTTGCGGTCCACGCCTGCGCCTTCGAGCTGAGGATCGGCTTGGGCCGTGATCGTACAGTGCCGCCTCGCGCGAACGCGCTGTACTTCACGAGCCCGAGGCCGCTGATCCCGATGTGCTGCGCAGCCTGATACCACAGGTCGATCGCGCGCGGCTTGCCCTGGACACTCCCGCCACCCCGGCCGATGTCGCGCTTGTAGACTCTCATGGACCCGCGGGGACCCGTGACACGCAGGCCCGCGAGGTAGGGCAGGCCGCCGAGAGCTGTGCCCATGTTCAGCTCGGCGAAGCTGTCGGGATGCACGTTCAGATCGTCGCCCCGATAGCCGACATGACCGGTGCCCGGGTCCCCAGGCCCGCCGAACACGGAGGCTCCGACGACACGGCCAGGCCCCCCGGGAAGCATGGTCCTGGCATCGACGAGGCCCTGGCCATTCGTGCCGAACGCAGTGCCAAGCTTGCGATTCGCAGCAGCAGCGACGCGCGACACCGCGCGCTGCGCCACGCGACGCACCATGCCGGCTGGGCCCCGGATCGTCGGCGCGACGAGATCACCGACACCGGTCATGCCGCTACCGCTGCCGATGTCGTTCGCGCCAAGCGAACGAGCCGTGAAGCCTGAGAGGTAGCCGGCGGATGGCGCTACCGTGAACCAGGCAGCACCCGTGCCGGCAGCCGGGTGGCCGAAGCCGCTCGTTCCGAAGTAGCGTCCCCCGATGCGCATAAACGTGTGTCCCGAATTAGAGTAGACGACTGCTTCGCCACTGCCGCCGGGCCGCCCGATCGTGTTGTAATCCCCGCTGAAACGAGCGGGGATGCCAAGGACGTAGCCGACAGCACCCGAGCAGTCCACGCCGCCCGCGGCCTCCGCGTCGCTGATCGTGCCAACGCCATGGCCGCCGCCCCACTTGTACGGCAGGTGCATCGAAGCGAGATGATCGGCGCGAGCCTTCAGCGCGCTGATCCGGCCGCCGCCGGCGAAGTAGTGCGGGGTCTGGATCGCCGCGAACAGGTCATCGAGGCCGCCGGCGCCGATCCCTCGCAGCGCGCCATCCAGTGCCCCGACGCGTGACGGCGCGACCATGAACTCACCGGGCGCCACGATCACGGGTGCAGTTCTCCCGCCGCTTGAATGCCCGCCCGCAAGATCATCCAACGATCTGCCAGCAGCAGCCATCGCGAGAGCAACGACCGGCAACTGATGGCGATTCAGGACGGCCGCGCCCACAGGCGCGGCCATGCGGATGCTGTCGTGCCCCACATCACCGGGCCGTCCGATCCAGCCTCCAGCGGCGCGGGCAAGAATGTTCCCGGTGTCGACGGTGACGTTCGCGTCGGCACCATGCACGACCACGCCGGTCTTCGAGTACGTGATCTCCTTGATCCCGCCGAGCTGCTTCGCGAGCTGGTTGTAGCCCTTCGTGATCGCCACATTCGATTCATCCACCGCGCCGGCCGCAGATGCAGCCGACTTCGCGAGCGCGCGGGGACCCAGCGCGCCGCGTTTGCCGGCGGGCTCAGCATTCCCCATCGCCTTGTTGAGCTGACCCTGCTTGGAGCGCAACTGCTCCGCGACCTCGTTGTAGGCGGTCGTGCCTTTGCGCAGGCCGCGCAGTCGTGACTCGAGCACGAGGATCTGATCCTGGAGCTTGACGATCGGGTTCGTGGCTTCCCGGATCCCGCGACGCAGCCCATCGATCGCATCGCGCGCAGCATCCACGCCTCTTGCGGCAGCGCGGAACTTGTCGCCAACGACAGGCAGATGCGATGCGACGTTGAGAATCGCTGAGATCCCGCCAGCGAACGTCGTGAACAGGCCGAGGATGAAGTTGATGTCTTCCCCGATGATCCTCCGGACGGAGTTGAACACGTATGCAATGACCTCGCGAAACGTCCGCGACTTCGCGTACAAGGCCACGAAGGCAGCGCCAACAGCGACGATTGCGGCCGGAATCCCGACCGCCGCGGCTGCCATCGCGAGTAGGCCACCGACGACGAGGCCGAACAGTAGCCGATGCCGGTTGATCTGCTCGAAGACCGCGAAGAACGCGCTGGACAGCACAGAGATCACGCGGGCCAGGTCCTTCGTGCGCTCAACGGCATCGTGCAGGAAGCGACGCAGGCGTTCCTGCCCTTCCTTCGTCGCAAGGAAGGCAGACCAGCGGTTGACGACGGCCGTCATCGTCTCGACGAGGCTTCGTCCGTCACGCGCACCGCCGCTGAAGATGCGAAACAGCAGGATGCTGACAGCGCCGGCGAAATGCGCCCATGATCTCGTATGCTCAACGAGGCTCGCGATCACGTCGCGGACCTTCCCGGCATCGGCCGTCTTGCCGGCTATGCCGGCCATGGCCCGTTCGATCCAGTGGGCGAACTCGACGACGTACTGCTGCGATGCGACCGCGATGTTGCGTAACGTCACGAGGACGCTTCCCATGGCGTTGCTCAGCGGCTTCACGACGCGCTGGCTCGTTGCGATAAAAGAGTCCAGCGCGCGTGTCCAGGCGGGACCGGCGAGCTCGCGGGACGCACCTCGCACCACATCGCCGATCGTCCTGCCGATCCCCATGAAGCGCCCCGAGAAACGTGTTAGCAGCGGCTCCACTCGTTTGAGCGCGTCGTTGACGCCGCCGAAGATCGCATCGGTCGCGGGTTGGAAGGCGCGACGAAACGTGTCGGCGAACCCGCGCATCGTGGTGACGAGCTCGCGTTCGGTAGCGGAGAGCTTCGCGAGCGCTTGATCGGCGGCGGTCGCGGTCGCCCCCTGCTTCTCATTCGCCACCGAAGCGGCGCGAGCTGCTTCCCGCGCCGCGTCCTGTGCGCTCGCGCGCTGTCGCGTGGCCGCTTCCAATGCGCGCTCCGCGTTGCGCACTGTCTCAGTGCCGCGCGCTGCATCCTCTCGTGCGCGCTTAGACTGCCGCGCTGCGTCCTGCGTGTCTGCTTGCGCCTGACGAACGGCGGCGCGGGCGGCATCGCGCTCAAGCGACGATGATCCCGGGGTCTCCTGGAGAACGCGTAGGCGCTGCTGCGCCTCGCGGAGCGTGAGGCTCGCCTGCTCCTCGGTTCGCGCCGACTGCGCGACGGCGGCGGTCAGATCCTCCACTTCACGGCGGGCCTTGAAGCGCGCTTGCGTGAGCTCATCACCGGCTCGCGCTTCGGCGCGTCGCGCGTCCGCGACCGCGAGGGTTGCCTGACGAGTGCGCAATGCCGCAGCATGCTCAGCCTCGGCGCTGGAGACAGCGGACGCGCCGGCCTTGTCCTGCTGCGCGCCGAGCGCCTTGTACGCCTCTCCGATCAGGTTCGCGCGTGAGATCACGGCGCCCGCGAGTGCAGCGAGCGGACCAGCCGCTGCGGCAATGCCGATGCCCACAGCACCAGCACCGGCCGCGGCAGCAGCGAAGCTACCCGCAAGAGCTGTAACAGCGCCAGAGAGGGCGACGACAACCGGGATCAGAGACCCGATCAGCGGCAGAGTCGCGCCGAGAGTGAGGCCCGTCTTGCTCAGCGTGTTGTTCGCGTTGCCGCCAGCGTCGCTGAATGTCACGAGACCCGCAGCCGCGCGCTCAGCGCTTGAAGCGAAGTCGCCCGACGCATTGCGCCAGCGCCCCGCGTTGTCCTGCCATAGGTCCGCGGCCGCGCTCCCGCGCTCTGCTGCGCGCATCGCCTCGTTGCCCACGGACGCCAGCGCGACACGGCTGCGCGCGGCCTCCTGCTCGATGCCGCGGCTCGTGCCGCGCAATCGTCCAAGGAAGCGGTCGATCCCACGTTCACCCTCACGCGTGTCGACGTTCAGACGCGCGGTCGCGCCACGCTCCCCTTCCGTTCGCGCACGGTTCAGCCGGCGGTCGAAGCGGTCGAATGCGTCATCGTCCAGGCGCGCACCGAGACGTGCGACGACACCGCCGACGTCGAGGGTGCCGCCGGCCACGGCGCTACCGACCTCGCGATGGCTCGAGGGCCGCCATCATCGCTCGCATGTCCCGGGTGCCCTGCGTCCCGCCGGTCTCGTCGTTCATGTCGCCCCCACTGGCATTGACGAGCTCGTCTCGATCGCGATCGAGCTGGATGAGGTATCCGAGCTCGAGGAGAAGTTCGTAGGGTTGTTCGAGGATGACGTCGGGGTGCCATCCGTTGTATTCGTGGGCGAAGCGGTGGACGAGCTCGGCTTCGAGCTCGAGGACCCATCGGTCGACGTCGCTGCGTCCGTCTGTGGCTTTGTGCTGATCCCGATCAGCGTGAGGACTTTTCCCACGCGATCTCCAAGCTGCGTGAGCTTGCTTTTGAGCTGCGTGTCCAGGATCTCCCCGCAGACAACGGCGAGCTCCAGGATCTCGTCGGCCAAGCTGTTGTCGACGAGATCGTCAGCGACCTCTTTCAGATGCTCCATGAGGCTGCCGTCCTTGCGGCGTCGCGTGACCTCCTCATTCGGGACCGTGAACAGGGCCAGGAGCTTGTATACGTGCTCCTCAGCGACTTCGAGGGCGCTGCTGAACAGGGCGGCCACGATCTCGTAGGTCGCGGGTGTCGCAGGCACTCGGTACACACCGCCGGTCTGCGCCCAGTCCGCTTCGGTCATACGATCCACTGGCGACGGGAGCATCACGGGAGCGCCGCCCTCCACGAGCACCGTGCCGTCCTCTGCGATATCACGCTTTGTGACGATGATCTGCCCGTGCTCGTCGAGCATCGGGCGCGCTGGGTTGCGAATCCGTGCCTGCACCCGGTCGAGCTCCAGCACGTTCTCACGCTCATATGTGCGTCGGAACTCCGCGAGCTCTGTTTGCAGGCCGGGCATCGCTGAGGACAGGTGGCGCATGAGAGCGAGCGCGGTGCTCGCCTTGCGGGTGCTGACGCGTTCGATCGTGACGGTGCTGCCGCCGATCTCGACGCTTGTGCTGATCGTTGCGGTACGGGTCATTCAGTGTCCTCGTGGTCGCTAGGTGGAGTGGCCGGCCATCGAGTCCACCTCTCGACGGCCGGCCAGCTTGGCGCTCGTCTTCGAGCTAGGTCGTGAACGCAACGACGGTCGCCGCGGCCCGCACGTCGATCGTGTACGCCGGCGTGCTGGTGATCGTGCGCATCTCGCCGGCCAGCGCGATCTCGGTGGCGCCTCCATCGGGCGCTGGGGCGGGGGCGGGTGGCGGGGTCCATTTCACGCCGGGCACGTTGATGATGAGCTCGCGGCCGTTGAACGTACCGGCACTGTCACGCTGGCGCATCGTCGCGACGAGGCTGCCGAGGGCGGGGATCGCGCGCAGCGGCTTTGTGCCGACCGTCGGCGACGTCGTCCCATAGATGAGCCGATTCCACTGACCGAGGCCAACGCTGTCGAGCAGTAGCGTCGCACCGACCGTGACGGACGGGTTGCCCTGAACCCAGTCGTACGGACGGCTGTCGTCGCCGTAGACAGGCTCCCACGCGTCGTCGATGACCAGGGAGGATTGCGTGATGCCGCGGAACGTGACGCCGTCGATGACCATGCTGCCATCCGAGGTAGAGCCCGCGTTCAGGGCAAGGTCGGTGTGCAGGAACGGCCGATCGGTCGGAAGCGCCTGCGTCGGATCGGTCGTGTAGATCGCGCCCGGATCGAGGCTGACGATCCTCGCTGTGAGCCGGGCAGCCTTGTTGGCGCTGCTCGCCTCGAAGGCGATGCGCGACATGATGCAGTCGTTGGACTGGCGCTTGATGATGTTCGTCGAGCCGACGCGTGTGAACACCGTGAAGTAGAAGCCGAGGCTCGTCGTCGGCTGGAAACGATGCTGCGAGGCTGTCGGCGGGCCGGTGACCGCGGTCACGGTCTCCGCGCCATGAAAGAGCCAGAGCAGGTAGGCCATCTCCTCCGGAGTCGCCTCCACGATCGGCTCACCAGACCCGAGAAGGCTGTTGACCCAGTCGGTGCTCGTCCCGTACTTCGTGAGGTCGGAGTAGTTCTCTTGGCCGTCGTCGCGCGCGGAGTCCAGGCCGCCGCCAACCTGGATCAGGCGCTTGGAGGGCGCAGTGTTCGCGGTGCCCTTCGCGGTTTGCTTGCCGAGCCACAGCGCGTAGTAGTTCGCTTCGAGAAGAGGCATCTACGACTCCTGGCGATCGTCGGGGGTGGCGGCGCCGGCATCGACGTCGGGTTGGCCGGCGACACCGGCATCGCCCACAATCGCGCGCGGGGGATCGGCGAGTCGCGCGATCAGCTCGGCGCGAGTGCCAGTCGTTGGCAGGCTGCGAGCGCGCAGCTCAGCACGCAACTGCGTGATCGTGCGCTCGTCCGCCAGTGCTTCGTAGCGCTCCTGCATCCCGGGCGTGAGACCAATGCGCTTGAGCGCGGGGTACTCATCGAGCGCGTTGACGAGCGTGAAGTGCGAAGCATCGATGACGATCGCGCCGTCTGCTTCGTCGAGATGCTGGCGCACATTGAAGTCCGCTCCGTCCACGGCGATCACGCCGCCGAGGAACACGGGGACGGTTTGACCGTCGATTTCAACGGTGCCGTCGTACTCGGCTCGAAGGCCGTAAGCGAGAAGGTCAGTCATGGGTAGTCGAGCTCTCCGCTTGACGATGTGCCGGGTCCGCTACCGGACCCGTGCCGCTAGGCGCCTGCATAGTACGCCGTTCGCTGGACGGCGTATCCTCCGTGGGCATATCCCACTCCACAAAAGACGGGAGCATCATCATGATCGGCGAGCTTCGCACCGCTGCGCGCATCGCAGCGCGGGAAACGTTCGACTTCTCAGACTGGGGCAAGTGCGCGGTTGCCGCGCTCTACTCCGCTGTCGGCGCATCCGGCTCGATCTCTGACCCGAGCGACGACCACTACATCAACGTGCTCGCGCACGTCATCGCCTCCAACGACGGCGTGATCGACTACCGCTTCCTGCCATCGGCCCTGCACAACTGCATTCAGGGGATCGCGGACGCGCAGCGCATCACGCCGCAGGACGCAACGCTGTACGCGTTCGACACGGCGATGCACGTCTACGCCCGTCAGCGTGAGTACGAGTGCGCGGCGGTCTAGCCCGACCGTTTCACGTGTTTCTGCCCGGTGAAACACATCGCGGAGGCTAACCATGTCCGAAGTCGACGATGCAGTCCAGTACATCGACAACACCGCACCTCCGTCCCTTTCGGAACTCGAGGCACTAGCCGTCGCCCTGGGAAGGACCTGGAAGCCTGAGGCTGCCGATCTTGTCCACGAAGCAGCCGATTGGATCGGGGCCGCGTCGATCTACCTGGCGAAACTGCTCGGCGAGCGTTGCCTAGCGAGCCCAGAAACACCGATGGCCCGCGATGGGAGGCGGGCCATCGGTTGCGACGTCAACGCAGGGTCGATACGGACGTCGCGGTAGCGGGAGGAGGCGCGCCCGCTACAACAAGACTACCTACTTGACCAGCCTCGTGTGCCAGACCTTCGCAAGATCTTCCACGGTCCTTGCGTACTCCAGACCGTTGCGCCATCCGGCCTCGCCGGCGTTGTAGGACGCGAGGCCACGCGTCCTACCGTGCTTGGCGATCAGCCTGCCGAGCAGTTCGGCGCCCACCTGCACCTGTGCTCGCAGCGTCCAGCAGCCACCGAGCTCGTCGGCGCGGTCCTGGAAGGATGGCGCGGTGAGCTGAGTGACACCGACGCCCTGGGCGCCCTTGCCGGCCCTACGATGGCGCAGGTAGCTCTGATAGCGCTCCTTCGTGACCTTGAGCAGTCCACCGAGCGGGCTCTTGATCGGGTTGGCGACCCCGTCGTGACCGAAGACGTTGAGAAACGATGATTCGTGCTCGATGACGGCGAGGAGGATTGAGAGTGGGACGTCGAAGCGCTCGGCGTTCGTGACGATGACGCGGGCAAGGCCACGGCCCACGCCGTGGCTGGCGATGATGTCGATCCGTCGTGCCGTCGTTTCCGGCCGGGTCATGCTGCTAGTACCTCCAGGAGGATCTTCGCGATGTCGGTTCGGGTGCCAGCTATCTCGCTGAGCGGCCCTAGCCCGGCGTATACACTGGATTGCAGCACAAGCGTCGGCGACGCGCCGCCAGCATCCAGGGTGTAGCCGGCGCCGTAGTCCGCTCGGCGGACTACGCGGTCGACGATCGCCGCGTCCAGCGCACGGCCCGCCCGCAGGCCATCCGTGCCCGTCGAGCGGTACAGAAGGTCCACGACGACACGCCGACGGTAGGAGCCGAAGGCCCCCTCGCCGAGACTTCCTGAGAGTCGCAGCGTGACGACGAGGTTGCCGTCTGTCTCGGGTGCCTCGCGTTCCCCGGGCGCAGGCGGGCCGTCGCGCGGCTCGATGTGCATGGCCGGCGCCGCGCCGACGACGCTCGGCCGACGCACAAGACCAGCGGTCACGAGCTCGTTGCGCAGTGCCGTGAGAAGACGGTTGGCGTCGGTCATGTGCCGAGGCTAGTTCAGACAGCGGTCGCTGCGGCAAGACCGATGATGCGCTCGTAGCGCGCCGCGTTCGCCATGAGCGGTGCCTGCAAGTACTTCGATCGACCACCCTTTGGATGCTTCCAGTCCAGTTCCTCGTGCTGGCGCGCCGCGTACACCTTGTTCACGCGCACCTCGGCATCCAAGCGAACAGGTGCGCTTGCAGCGACCGCGGCGCGCACAGCTTGACGAGCGCGCTGATAGCCGCCTTCGCCGTCGAAGCTCGCACCATTGACGATGAACGCGACCGTTGTTGAGGCGCGCAATTCGCCCGTGTCGACCGGGGCGCCCTCGTGAAACGAAGTGGGCGCCGACACATGGCCGGCGAGATCGTCTGCGCAGTGCTTGATGCCCTCGAGCGCGCCTAGCGCAAACCGTAGCCGTGCGTCGCCGCCCTCGCTCATGCCAGGGGCAACACATGGCCGGCGGGATCCGAACTCGGGGGGGATGACCGACATGGTCTTGCCGTTTCGTCCTCGACGACGTACCGTGCCGGGTTCTGGCCGTCGATTGCATCGACGTGCCAGACCTCCTTGGGGCCACTTTCGCGCCATTCGATACGGATGGCGCAATCGGGATGCTTTGCGCCGATCTCCCCAACTGCGATCGCCAATTCAGAAGTGATGGTGAGGTACACGATGCTCCTTGCGGTCGGTGTTCTCGTGCGCCCAACTGTAGCGCGCTATACACGCTGTCAAGGTCGAGCGCGGACCGCTAGTCCGCGCTCGAAGTCGTCGAGATTCCCAGCAGCCGGCCCCATAACATGAGCGCAGTTCGGATGGAAGGGGGGTCGCACAACGAGCCGCGGGTAGCGCGTGTCCAGACCGCGAAGGCTGAATGTGCGGCCCTCCCACTGCGAACACTCGTCGGCAGGATGCCGATGCCGGCTGATCGTGACGAGGTCCAGTCCGTGCTCAAGCATCCGGTTCGCTGTCGCGGCTGTCGTCGCCTCCCGGGTAGTTGTGCGCGCAACCATGCTCGCGTAGGAGTCCAGCGACCACCGTCGGCCAGCAGCATCCACGAACGCCGTCGAGGCATCCGTGACGCCTTCGCTGACGAGCCGTCGTGCGAGCTCGGCAGCCACATCGCGATGCGTGTCCCCGCCGATCACACCGCCAGCGGTCACATCGAGCGCGAGACGCCGCCATGGATCGTCGACACGGCGGCCGAGGAACCGAACGCCGGCAACACGTCCGCTCGGCGGAATGGCGCCCTCAAGCATGCTGGCGCGCGCGAACACCGTCTCCGTGTTCGTGCCAGCGCGTGAGGCCGCGGCACTCAAGCTGTCGGTGAGCTGCCCGATCAGCGCGTTCGCCGCGGTGACATGGATGCCCCCGAACGATCCGAGCACCCGCGTTCGGCCGAGCCCGCGAGCACGTAGGACACTGTCGACCGCGAGCACCGCCCCACCGTACGCGCGCCCCACCGCAACCGGTGCGAGCGTGAGCGCCTGCCGATCCAGGTCGGCTAGCACAGCGCGAGCTTGTGCGAGCTGGCGCGCGCGGTAGCCAGCGGTCGCATCGCCGCGTTGTTGCGATGGTCCGCCGACACGCGATGGATCCACGCCGCGGCGCAGCGCGGCCTGCACGATCCCCTCGAGCCCGCGCGCGCCGGCCGCGTAGGCATGCAGGAGATCGCGGAGAAGCACGTCCGTCGGATGCTCATGACTAGCGGCCATCCGTTCATCATCGCGGTTGGTGCGGCGACCACGACCTGCCTCTAGACCGCGGTTCTAGAGCAGGTCGCCGTCGACAACGCTGCCGTCGACGGTCTTGTGCGGCTCGTCGGGCAACGCCGTCGTTGGTGCGTAGCTCTCAAGCATCTCGCGACGCATGCGCGCGATGTCTTCTCGCCGGAAGCCTGAGCCGGGAAGTGGTAGGCGCGGCGACACTACAGCCAGGCGAGCGCGAAGATGACGGCAATCGCAAGCCCAGCCACGACGACGAGGCCAAGCGGATAGTGTCCTGCGCGGGTACGGAAGAGATGCCTCATACGCCCTCAAACTCGGATTTCGTGGCGGAGCGCAATGTCCGCCATAAGCACGACAAGTTTGGCGGCTTCGTTGTTTGGTTGCCGCTCAACGAGAGCCTGGTAGCTGCAGCGGCTTTGAACAATGTCTTGTGTAGTACAGCCCTTGTAGAAGAGCAGTGTGTTTGCACAGCGCGTCAAAAATGGCGCTCGCGCGGAGACGTTGGCGACTGCCTGCTTGAGCGTGGTCCGCTGCGTGGAGTTCATGCACGCTACTGTAGCGCGCGCTACACACCGTGTCAAGGGATCAGCGAGGCTCGAGATCCAGTCGCGTGGTCTGCAAGCCCGCACTCACGCCGTCCAGCTCAGCCACCCGGATCGCTGCGGCGCGCGCATGAACAACGACGCCGGCCGGGTTTGTGAACGTCACGACGTCATCCGTATCGATCCCGGCGGCGCGCGCGATCGCGGAGTCGACGATCAGCCGGCGGATCGCGATGATGTTCACGCCACCCGCACCATCCGGCACCCGCTGGATGCGTTCTCCGTAGTAGGCATCCGCGCTGCCCGTCCACTTCACGGGCCCGGTCGCAGCCGATGCCGGTGAGGACGCTGCGACGGGTGCATCCCAGTCGTCCCGACCCCCTGTCCCCGCGTCCGCCCCGTTGACGGCCGTGAGCATGGCGTTGACCTGCGTCGGCATGCTTACGGGCGCGCTCGAGCGCCCCGCGGGCGCAGAAACGAGAGCGGTTCGAGCTCGTCGGCGACCACGAGTGCCAGCCGGCCGGTAGCCGCAGCCACGCCGCCAGCCATGGCCGGCGAGGCATACTTGACGCGGAAGTCCGGTCCCTGCTCCTCAGTGACGCCCGCAGCCACGAGCCCAGTGCTCATGGCGCTCGTGATCCGGTAGCGGGCCTGGGCGCACACCGCGCGAGCAAGGGCCGCGCGTTCCCAGCCCAGCAGCAGGGTCGGGTCGACTTTCAGACCTGTTGTTGTGTCGCGGTGGATCGGGCCGAGGACACGATCGATGTCGCGTTCGGCGCGCAGCAGCTCGCGCTCAAGGGCCGCCTGCTCCGTGGCACCGCCGGGCACGTAGCCCTCCACGTACGCGATGTAGTCGTCGATCGTTGCGTAGGTCGTGCTGACCGCAGCCCCGAATGTCCCTGACCCAAAGGTTCCCGTTCCAAACGTCGCGGTCATGTCCTTAGATCAGCGTCCAAACCCATGTCGGCGCCACGGAGTACGTGATCGACATGGTCTTGCCGCACGGCACGTAGACCATCCCGGACGTGATTCCCTGAACGACACCGTCGACTCGGATCTGCGTTACGGTGCCGCCCGAGACCGCGACTGCCGCATCTCGGAAGATCGGGGTCGACGCGACGCCACTGGCCGGCAGCGACGGCGCGGTGATCGCGCCCCGCGTCCGGTTCAGATTCTCGATCTTGATGTTCGCGCAGCCATTGACTGTCGGGTCCGCCCCGCCCTGATTGTTCGCGAAGCCGATGTAGCCACGCAAGCCGTTGGAGGGATCCTTGAACTCCGCCAAACCAGATCCTGTCTCCGCATGGATAGACCCGATCCAGAGCGGATACTGCCCGCCGAGGTTCGTTTCGATGATCGTCGAATACGATTCGACGGACAGCATCATGATCGTCGACCCGTGAACGTAGGTGCCCGGGGGCGAGTTGATGAACATCGCCGTGTTGCAGTAGATGAGCGCGAGGCGTTGGGCGCACAGGTGGTCGCTGAAGCCGATCGGGTAGTAGAAGCCCTGGCATTCGTAGTTCCCGATGTTGCAGGAGTCGTTGTTGTTGATCGTCGGCATGTAGAGCCCGATGCCGCCCTGATCGGTCGGCGCAATGATCTCCGAGGGGATCCCATTCGCGAGCGCCGAGTAGTTTCGAGGATCGGCTTGTGCTGCGCGCCGTAGATCCATGGCGATCATGCTCGGATTCGGCGGGCACATGACGGTCAGTCCATCGATAACGACACGGATGTTCGAGAACTCCGATGCCCCGGTCACTTCAACCGTGGGACCGCCGATGACGCTCGGTGAGTGCCATGTCGCGTCCGCTGTCTGCCCGGTGAGCGTGGACCGGATCACCGCGCCCGAACGCTGTGGGACCGTCTGAAGCCAGTGATTCCAAGCGCCAGCGTCCGCCAGGCCGCGTAGGACGATGGTCACTTTCTGGCCCGTAGTCGGGTCGATCGCGGGCAGGGGGATCTGCGCGTTGCCCTTCGTCGCGCCGCCCTTTATCGTGGCGTTAGGGGCGAGGTAGGTGCCAGATGAGAATTGAACCTCGCAGTAGTAGCTCCCATCCGCCTGGCAGGCCGCGACCGCGGATGCGAGGGCAGCCCTGATCGCTGCGCTGTCGTCTGTCATGTTGTCCCGCATCGCGCCGAAGTCCTCCGGGCGCCTGGTGATGCGCGCGCCGTTGGCGGCGGCGGCGGCGGCCACGGCCGCGACACGCGTCGCGGTGTCAGCGGTGGCCTGCGCGGTGGAGACGGGCTTCGCAGTGTCAGCGGTGTTGTCGACGCTACCGAGCCCTACCTGCGCTTTCGTGACCGAGTGAGGGTTCCCTGTGTTGGAGGTGTGGGCTGGCACGGCTGCTTCGAGCGCGGCGACCCGCGTCTCGTGGCTGTTGACGCCGTCGGCGAGCGCGTTGTGGTGCGCCGGATGCTCGTTGGTTGCCGGGCTCGCGTTCGTCTTCGTGTTGTCGATCGGCATCAGGCCTCTTTCCCTGCTCGTCTACGGCATGTATACGGCGCGTGGCGGCCCGTGGCTAGGCGCTGCTAGCCGACGGGCCACCATCGGGCCTATTCGGCGGGAGCGTGCTCCCTGGCGGGCATCCGCTGAACGCCTGCGGCGACGCGCGCGGTGTTGGCATCCGTGGTCGCGGTCTCGACAGCGAGGGCGGTGCTGACGCCGCCCTTGCCGGGTTCGTCGCCGATCATGTCGATGTCCGCGTCCGCCGGCACGAGCTCCATGGTGGGAACGTCGCCGAGCGCGGCCCACGCGTTGCCATCCGGACCTGCGAGTGCGCTGGCACGGTCGAGGCGCTCCTGCATCGGGATCAGTCGTGTCTGCATGCGCGGGCCGATGTCGGTCCGGTCGCGGTAGTCGCCGCGCGTCGCACCGTGCCCGAGCGCGTCCTCTGGACCGATCGGCTCATCCCTATGACCCGGGGTCATAGGGACGCCCGCGTCCATGCCGTCGCGCGTCGTCGCGCCGCCCGCGGTGTGCTCGAGGTCTTCGTTGGACACGGTCGTGTCCTTGGATCGTGCGGCCATGATGTCGGTTCCTCTCAAAACGTGGGTTCGGGATCGTTCTACAGGCTCTCGTCGAGGTCGCCGAGCGCCGGGCTCTCCCCGGCAATGCTCAGCAGGCTTTCCGTCAGCTTCTCGCGCACCGTGCCCTTCAGGTGCCGGATGCCACCGCACTTCAAGCAGCGCACGATGAGCACCGTCTGTCCAGCCGTGATGCCCAGGCCGCGCAGCACCTTGCCGGGCGCGATGACCGTCTCGTCGTACGCTTCGACGGCCCGGCTCGCGACACGCTCGTCATCGATGGACGGGCAGCCGTCGAGATGGTCTCGCTCACGTAGCCACGAAGCGATGACACGTTCCTCGTCGCTGAGCTCCCGGACATCAGTCGCCGACGAGCTGGCCTCCAACCGCGCAAGCGCCTGAAGCGCCTGCTCGCGGCTGAGGCCAGTGTCCGGATCGATGATCGGTGCGATGGTCTTGGTAGGTGGCATGCGGGCGTCCTCGTTGTCGATGATGAGTCGTGCTTGCTTAGGCGTTCAGGGCGCCGGTTCCACGCGCAACGGCCTGGCCACCGAAGATTGCGAGGCCCAGGAACGACTCGATGCGCACCCGATGCACCGGCTTGGTCTGAAGCTCGCCGAGCAGCTTCACGGCAACCAACCCATCCTCAATCGAGCGGGCACCCTCGTGGTTGGTGTTCACGAGACCGGTGACAGCCTGGTCGGCTTCGTCGGCGCCGAAGCGGACGGCGTAGATGCTGGACGCGACGTTGCTCGTGCCCTGCGTCTCGGTCTGCGGCAGGATCCTCGTACCGTCAAGCTTGTTGCCGGGATCGAGGATCGGGGTTCCGCGGTAGGCGACGATGCGCTTGTCCACCGGTCCGGTCTTGAAGATCTCGTCGACCACGAGATTCGCGCGGCGAGCCGCGCTCGTGAACCGCGCCTTGATGAGGTCGTTCATGTAGAGCGCGCCGTTGTCGCCGCTGATCTTCGCGGCTGCCATGAGCCCGTCGATGTAATCAAGGAACGCCTGGATGTCCGTGGTGCCGTTGCCGATCGCCGGCAGCCCGTTCGTGGCCGCTGCGATGACCTGACCGCCGACGGTGCGCTTCTTGAGCCCATCGAACGAATTGGCATCCACGGCGACATCGCCGTTGAACACCGCGTCCTGGAACTTGATCGCGGCAGCCTTGACCTTCAGCCGGATCTGCGTTTCGAGCTGATCGTTGAGGTTGCCGCGGGTCGCCTGGATGAACGTGTCGACGTCCGCATCCCCGCCGAGGATCACGAGGGTTTCCGTGGCCTGCACGACGGTCCCGGTGCTCTCCGTGTACGCGGCGTTCACGGCACGGAACTCGACGCCGGGCAGCGTGGACTCGGCGTTGTAGGCGTAGGCGTTGCCCTCGATCGGCTTCAGCGACAGACGATCGAGGATCGGGCTCTCGATGAGGAAGCGTTCAAGGACGCCCGCCTGGAGGTCGTTCTCCGAGAGGACTGCGGCTTGCGCGAGGGTAACGGCCATGGTGTCGGTTCTCCTGGGTGTCGGTTCGGGCTAGGTCTTCGACGCCGCTTCGAGGCCGCGCCGCAGACGGTTGACCGGGACCTTCGGCTTACGCCGGCCATCGTCTGCGTCGTCCTCGTCGTCGTCGTTGCGGCCGCCAGCGCCGCGCTTCTGACGTGTCTTGGTCTCGTTGAACAGGTACTCGTCGCTCTTCGTCAGCTTGCGCACGGCGCGCTCGGCGTCCGCTTCGTCCTCAATGTCCGCCATGTCGACGAGGCGCGCTACCTGCGCCGCGTTGCGCGCGTGGTACTTCACGGCCGCAGCTTCGACGAGGCGGCCCTTCGCAGAGGTCGCGACCTCGCCCTTGAGCTTGTCCAGCTCGGCTTGGCTGGACTCGTAGAGGTCCTTCCACTTGCCCTCAGCCTTCGCCGCGTCCGTCTTGGCCTTCTCGGACTCGTCACGGATCCTGCGCAGCTCGCGGTTCGCCGCTGCCGCAGCCTTACGCGCACGGCCGAGCTCGCTCGCGTCGTCGCTGTCGTCGTCCGTGTCGCCCTTGCCCTTGCCCTTGCCCTTCGGCTTGTCGTCCGCAGCGCCGGTGTCGTCGCCGGTCTTCGTCTTGGACTTGTCGTCCGTGTCGTCACCCGTGTCGTCGCCGGCGTCGCCTTCACTGCGCGGATGCCACGCCGGGATTCCAGCGAGCCCAGCAGCAGTCAGCGAGCGCGTCTCGGCGCGCTCGAGGTCGCCGAGCTCGCGGACAAGCTCGAAGATGCCAGGCTGGAGTGTGGGTGAGGGTTCGTTCATGTGGCCGATCTCCTATCGGGTGTTCTCGTCGGCGTTGGGGGGACGTCGCCGAAACCGTCGCGGACGTTTACTGGCGGGCGCGTCCGAATGCCCGAAGCCCTGTGTTTAGCGTATCCGCCGGACGGGCGCCCTAGTTCAACCCAGGTTCGGGTTGAACAATGCGGATGTCTGCGGGCTCTCCGCGTCGATGCGCGCGACCTCCTCCGCAACATCCTGATCGGACCATTGCGGGTTGCGTCGCGCGATCGCGGTGAAGCGCGACAGCAGCCGAGCGCTCACGAGCGAGGCGTCGACTTGCGCGTCCTCCACCTCATCGGGCGGCAACGGGTTCGCGAGCGTCACGGCCGGCAACGCGGCCGGGTCCCTCCAGGAGCGACCAAAGCCCCCGTCCTGTGTCCCGAGTGCGTCGACCTGTGCGAGCAGGCTCACGATGAGCGGCAATGCACCGCCGCGGCCGATCCACGGTCGGGCTTTGCCGTGCCCGGTCTTCGTGGTCGGGATGAGCCGCAGGCGCAGCGCGGTGCCGCTGAGGGCGAATCCGTCGCCCTGCCCGGTCACGAGGCCCACGTACTGCGGCGTGATGCCGCACCGCGTAAGCGCGGTCTCAACCTGGTCGCGCTTGTAGATGATGAACGGCTCAGCGTCGAAGCTGTACTCCAGCACCTTGAAGGTGCTGTCCGCACTTTGCCCAAGCTCCGCGTCCAGGCGACTCGCGACGATGACGTCCTCGCCGGCATCGAACTGCGGGGGGCGGCTGACACGCGTGAAAGTGCCGTCGCCTCGGTCAACCAGCTCCGGTGTTGATGGCCGGATGCTGTCCTCGCTGACGACGACACGGCGTTTCGCTGTCAGCCGAGCATTCTCCGGGCCGATCGTCGCGGCCTCGTTGAGATCGAGGAGCTGATCGCTGACGCGACGGAAGTCGCTGACGCCGATGCCGAGCATCTTGTCGCGCAGCCGGCCGTTCGTGACTGGCCCCATGAGCATCGGAAGTCCGTGATTCCAGACGCGGGCCTGTGTCGTGCCGGCGCCACCGGGCAGGGCCCGGGCCAGGTCCTCGAGGTCCGGATGATCCTCGAGCGGAACGGTCTGGCCGATTTTGCCGCGTGAGCCGCGAAACAGGACGTGTTCGACGGTGGCGGCCGCGTGGATCTCGAAATGCCTGTATACGGCCCGTGAGCGCGGTTTGGCGGGCAGCTCTGTGACCAATGCCGCGGCGAGCAGTCGTCGACCGTTGCCGACGTAGAGGGGCACGACGACATCGCGGTCATGCCATTCGACGAGCGGGACGTCCGCGATCTCCTCGTCCTTGTAGATGCGCCACCATTCCTCGCCGAGCCCGCACACTTGGCGTTCGGCCTCATGGATGTCGCCGGTGAAGTCGCCGGCTTCGTCCATGAGGAAGGTGAGCGCCTTGTCGTCCCCCGCGGATCCTGGTTCGATCTCGATCTCCTCGCCAAACAGATGGTCGGCCCAGGTGTCGCACATGAGCGGCCCGAGTGGATCGACCTTGTAGTCGCGGGTGCTGCTCGTCCAGTTCGCGATGACCTTCAGCTTCTCACGATCGCTGTTGAGGAAGGCGCGCCATGTCGCGATCTCCGCGTGGACCTTGACCTCCCGCTTCGGCGGCCAGCGGCCATCCTTGACGATCTCATCGAGCAGAAGGTCTACGGGGTCGAGGCTCACGCGGTTGCGGCCTGCTTGAAGGTCATGCGTGTGGACTGTAGAGCCCTTGACGGCCGGGCTGGCGGGACATTAGCAAGCCCATACAGCTCGACTATCCACGACACGATCGCTTTAGGGCATAACGTTCCGGGATGCTGCCGCGCTTCCAATGTGCCGTAATACGCATGCAGATTGAGCGCGGGACGGCGATCCCAGCCCTCGATGTACTTGGTCATCAGCACAGGCGACTTCCCGTCGCCCAGATCATTGGCAATGAGGCGTCGCATCGTATCAACCGAGCAATAGGTGTCGACACCGTGCGGCGGAGGTCTCCATGTCCTGCCTGTGAGCGGCATCCACCGCCTATTGAAGCGTGCAAGCTGATCATAGTAGGCATGTGTAAGGCGGCTTGCACGCTCGGCACCAAGCTCTTTGGCATCCATATGGACGTGCAGCGCATCGACGTAATCGTGCGGCTTCACAATGCCGCGCGCCGCCTTTATAGACGCGCATGCACGTGAGACGTCTACGCAGAACGACTCCAGCGACGTGTAGATCGTACTCGTCGCTTCTAGACCCGCGCGCAACTCCTGAGCCAGCCCCCACCCATGCGGAAGCCGCTGCCGCAACGCTTCGGCCGGCTCCGAGGCATGTCCACTCGGCAGATGAAATTCAATTTCTACGCCAAAACGCATCTTTTATGCCCTACCGATGCGCGATCGCATTCGGCGCATCCAATGCGATCAGCGCGTCCGGACCATGATCGTCACCCTTCTCCACCTTGCCCGCTTCCCGGTCCGCCCACTGAAGGATCCGCAACTGGCGCTTGAGCTCCGGGCACCGCCGGCCGATCGCGAGGACACCCGTGGCCTTGCCTTCGCCGGCACGACGCATGATGCGTCGCAGATGCCCGATCGTCTCCGCTTTGTAGGACTTAGCGTTCTTCGCCTCGCCTGAGCGCGGCGCTGGTGCGCCGAATGAGACGCCTGTGCTGCGCGCCTGCGGATACCGGCGCCGCACCGCCTTGATGTAGGTGCGCATCGACTGGACTCCAGCGGCGTCATAGCGATGATGGCTGACGAGCGTGAGCGGTTCGCGGCCCGGTGGCAGGGAGGATGCCATGCCACCGGGGCGTTCGCGGCTCGCGAGCTCGTAGACGATGTCGAGCACGCCGACAACAGGCCCATCGTCCTCCGGGTCGATGTCGGCGCCACGGCCGGCGCGACGTCGGCCCACGATCCGAGCCGCCGCGTCCGACGGTTCGCCGCTCGCGATGACGGCCTCGGCGACGACGTAGAGCCCGCCGCGTTCGAGCGGCCAGCCGATCAGTGCGTGAGTGTGCTCCCCCCAGTCGATGCCGATCGCGAGCAGATCCCCGGCGGGCGGCGCTATCTGACCACGCGCAAGTTCCTCGTCGAGCTCATCGCCGATCGCGTACACCGCGGCAAGGTGTCGATGGTCGTACACCCAGGCACCCGGCGGCCGCGCATCCCAGTCACCCTCGAGGATCTGAGCGCGCACGTACGGATCAGCTAAGGCTAGGACTTCCTCATATGTCGTCGGGTCAACGCTTGGGTTGTCCCGCAGGCGAGCGGGAATGAACACGCGGCGCGCGGCGCGCTCCGGTGTGTCCATCGGATCGGGTTCCTCGCCTTCTGCGATCTGCGCTGGCAGCCGGTCGACGAGCCGACGCTTGACCCAGTCGTGACCGCGGCCACCGGGATTGGACGCCGAGCGCATCCGCAACGGAACACGCGACAAGGCTTCACGCTGGCGTCGAACGTGCTCCGGAAGATCGAGCGGGACGCCGCACTCATCGACGAGCGCGGGCTTGCGCAGCCTCGTGAACAGGTAGCGGTAGTCGGCCTCGTCGAAGCCCGTGAGTTCGTCGAAGCCGACGAACTGGTATTCGGCGCCATTGTACTGGTAGCGATCGTGCTTCGTGTGCAGGTAGCCGAACGAGAGCGTGGCGCCACTCGGGAACGTCCAGCGATGATCGGTCGCATGCCATGTCGCGTCGGTGCCCGACAGCCACGAGTGGGCGCGATCCATGATCGCGTTGGGCTTCGCCAGCTCGGCATACGTCTTTCGCAGCAGCAGCGCGGCATACCCAGGCACGTCCACGTAGCGCAACGCGGCTGTCAATAGTGCGTCACTGTTGTGCGTGACGAGCATCCCGCGGCCAGCCAGAAACAAGCACGACGGCGCGTCGACCTGGATGCAGCGAACAGGTATCGACGGCACTCGGTAGACGGCCGCGACGTAGCGCCGCGGATCGACGAGCAGATCGTGAGCGCGCGGCAATTGCAATGGCGCCGTGCCGCGCAGCGCGAGCTTGGACCGACCTGCGTGAGCGGCCAGTTGCGCGGTCGTACGCGGTGTGCACTTCGCCGCGTTGGCGCGTTCGGCTTCAGTACTCGCCGGCCATAGGTGCTCAGCGTCGGCGACAACGCTGGCCCCGTCGCTCATGGTCAATCGATAGCAGACGTGGCCGTGCATGACCTCGCTAGCGGCCTTGACGACACAGGCGTGACCGGTGTCGTCAAGAACCTCGTCGCCGGGCTGAACCACGCCCATCGTCGTCCAGCCGTCGGGCGTGGGCAGCGGTGTATTGATCGCCAAAGCCTTTCCGCCACCTCCGGCCCCGCCGTAGAACGCTTCGACGACCCCGAGCTCGTCGAGCAGGTAGAAAGCGTGCTGTGGCGGGTGAGGGTCGTGTGGCGCGTACAGCAGGGTCACGCCGAGGGGGTCGCCAGCCACGGCTAGGACGAGGGCTTGGAGACCACGGGGATGCGCAGCTTGATCGTGCGGCAGTTGACGCTTCTCAGCTCGCGGCGCGTCTTGCGAGCGTCCCGCCGGAAGAGCCGGACTTGCTTTGCGCTGAGGACCCCGGCGCGTTGTAGCTCGCCGATCCGCACGAGCGCGCGCTGCTGCGACCGGATCTCAACGTGACTGATGCGGTTCAGGCGCTCGCACTGGAGCACGAGCGCGCGGGTGCCGACGTTCAGGAGGGTTTGCGTGAGGCGCGCGAGCCTCACGGTGATCGACGCCGCGGTCTCAGCGGTCGCTGTAGCCGTCTGAGTGTGGTCGCTGTTCTGGACGATCTGACCGACGATTACGGACATGCTGACCGCGAGAGCGATCGCAGCCGCCCATGGCATCCAGCGTCGATGAAACCGTCGCCAGCGCACTTGCGGGCTCATGCTGGCGACCCGCCGAACAGGATGATGCAGAGCGCTGCGATCACGACGGATGCCACGACTGCGTACGCGCTGTAGCGCAAGTGCTGCACCTCCTGCTTGATCTCCAGGACCTCGGCCATGAAAGTCGCGACGTCGCGTTCGAGCAGTGCGGTGCGAGTGCTGATTCCGTTAGCGCTATCGAACCCGTTGATCTGCCGATCGAGTTTCTGCGCGCGCTCAGCGATGAAGTTGACACGAAGCTCAAGCGCTGTCTGCGGCATCGCGCCACCTTCATCATCGTAGAGGTTGCCCACGCTCTCATTGTGCGCCTTCCAGGAGACATTAGCGAGCGAGGACGCTCGCGAGCTCCCGTTCGAGGATCCGCCGGCCCTCTATTAGACGAGCGCGTTCGCGTTCGTTCGCGATGTCGGTGCGGTCCGCAATGGCAATGAGAACCGCTTCGAGGACACGTTCGTCGATGAGGTCGCTGGCGCTGCGGGAGTGTGCGAGGGTGGCTGGCATGCTGATCTCATGGGTTCAAGGACAGCCCCCGCGCGTCGCTTGCGGCCAACGCGCGGGGCACCGTTAGGAGATAGCTTGCCAGACGACGCGCGTCCTGTCTACGGCAGCAGCATCGCGTAGCGCATAGCTTCGCTCAACGCGGCGAGCGAGCTGTCAACCAACGCATACAAAGCCATCTGTACCGCAGGGTCCAGGTCTAGGCGGGCCTGCTCCAGTTCCTCCATCGCATCCGAGAGTCTGGCAACGATGCTGCGACCATGATCGCTCTGCTCAGCCATGGTAACCGGTAGGGGTAGCTTGCCAGGCGGCGCGGGGGCGCCAGGCGCGCTCGATGACGTTGAACGTGACATCCGGCGGTGTCGCTAGCAGCGGCCCAACGCACCGTAGAAACTCTGCGACATGGGTGGTCTCGAGATGGGCCCGTAGCGCCTTTGTGTCCCGCCACTCCTCGAGAAAGACGAAGGCCTCGGGACGTCCGCTGTTCCGATAGAGCGTGTAGCTCAGACACCCGGGGTCCTGGCGCGAGGCAGCTACAAGCCTCTTGCCCGAGTCTAAGAATTCAGGGAGCATCTCTGGCTTCGGCGTAACCCGCCCGATCACAATGACTTTCCTGCGTCGCCTCAGCATGCCTTCTCCGTCCTACAGCTCGCGCGATAAATTAGTTTCATCGGCTTGTGGTACGAAGACCCGTATACGGGTCTTGCGGCCCGGTAGAAGCCAGTCGTGAACCGCTCCGCCTGGATCTCCCAGTAGTGGCAGCGCGTATTGCCCAGCAGGATGCACAGGTCTATCTTCGCGACCCGCCAATACGGATTACCCGGGAAGCGCTTCTCGCCCGGTGAGTGGTAGTGGCAGTGACCGCGCGGCGTCGTCATGAAACGCCTCTTGATCGCTAGCCGCGCCTCTGCGCAGGACAGTACTGGGCTGTGCGGGTCCTTGGCGTGGGTCACATGCTGTTGGTAGGCGGCCACGGCGTCGCTCGGGGCGATCGTGGCGATCGTGGCGCCGCTCGCGCTAGCCCCGAGAACGGCGATTACGACAGCGGTGGCAAGGTTCATGGGTTGCATTGGCTCAGTAGGCCCACGTGACCGTTAGCAGGTACCGGTCGCCGCCGCGGACAACCGAGCGGGGGAAAGCGACTGGTACCTTCACGACTGTGATGAGAGGATTGCGAAGGTTGACGATCTCCCCCCAGTACTTGACGTCCGGCGCGAAGTAGTGGCAGCCACCGGGCGGCGCGCGATGAAATGCTGTGATGATCCCGTGACGCGCCTCTTTGCAGGTCAGCGCATGGTTGCGCGGGTGGTCAGCTCGCGCAAGGCGAGTGACCGTGTGATGTCGCGTGGCGGCGGCGCCCGGTGCGCTGGCCGCGACGGCGACGAGAACAGCCACGACAACCGCGGCCCTGAGTTTGAGCATGATGCCCTCCATTCGATGGATCAGGATGCTGCGTTGAGATGGCGCATCCAGGCGAGTGCCCGCATGGCCTGCACGCGGGTCTGGCCGTGGCCGTCCCCCGTGACCTCGAGCCTCGTAGCTGGCTGGACTCGTCGAGCACGTCGCGCATAGACGAGTCCCTGGCTCACTGGAATCAACGAGTCACGGGTGCCGTACTGCAAAAGCTGCGGCGCCGCAGCTCGCGTCAGGGTCCTCATCGGGCTTGCCGCAATGCATTCCCGTGTGCTCGTGTTGTGCAGCAGGTAGCCGGCGAACGGCGTCCGCCACGTCAGCAGGTCCGTGGGGCCCGCTGCGTTGACGGCCGCGTCGACTGCTCCACGACCGGCAAGCCATGATGCGATCGTGCCGCCGGCGCTCACGCCCCACGCGGCCTTCCAGCCATGCACTCGGCGCATGAGCCGCTGCGTCCATTGCTCAGAGCGCAGGACGTCGCCGAGTGGGTAGTTCGGCAGCAGGACTCGGTAGCCGGCTGCGCGCAGACCGTACGCCCATGGAGCCATGTCCGCGGCGCTCCCCGATATCCAGCCGCCACCATGCAGCAGTACGACCGTCGGACGGGACGCGTGAGCGCTAGCGCTGATCGTTAGCGTCGCGGCTACAGTCGCGACGCTAACCCGGATCACATGATTCATGCGATGACCCGGCCCGCGGCACACAGCTCCCGTGCTTCGACGATGTAGTTGCGCGGGTAGTAGTTGACCTCGTGCAAGTTGGCCGCGTATTCCGGGTGAGCCTCCAGCCAGCGCGCGACAATCACCTCGGCTTTGGACTTCAGCGGGTCGTTGACGACGTACTTCTCCTGGCGATGCTCCCATCCGCGGGGGTGCGTGTCGTATACCGCGCATGGGTCGCGATATAACATCTGCACGATCGTCCAGTCACGGTCGCTGCGCATCATGGCATACCTCGCCATAGTTCGACACGAAGACAGTAGTAGGGATGCCTATTTGTCCGAATATTCACCTTCGTAACGGTCCACAGAATTGCCCGCCCAGAAGGCCCAGTGTATCTTGCAGATCGACCCGTCGGCCACAAACACACATTCCGCGGTAGAACCATGTAGGTACGTATGATTGCTTCGTACGCCTGCCCACAGTACAAACGTGAACTGTGAGGTGCAGGTGCCCACGTCCATCTAGTAGAGCGACTTGCATTGGCACTAGCGCAAATCGCGAGTGTCGCGACTACTATCGCGACACCGAGCTGAAGTAGGCGAGTCACGTGACTCGCCCAACCTGAACGAACCATGACCAGCGGTCCTTTCGGTAGTCGTAGGTCTGCGCAACCTTCCAGACCGACCATGCGGGCCGGCCCCGGAACGTCTTGTGGTCGAACCACACGTAGTTGCATACTCCACGCGGCTTCTCGTGAAACTTCTCGTGGATCGCGCTGCGCGCCTCAGCGCAGGAGAGCACAGGGGAACTCGGATCCGCCGCTGGGGTTCTCCTGTAGACGATGTGCCGCGGCGCAGCGGCGGCACCCAGCACTGTCTCCGCGGCCTCGGTCGGAGGGCCGTACCATCCGCCCGCGACGCGGCGTAGGAGCGCGCACACGGCGAGGTGCATCCGGGGTGTCGGGTCATAGCCGTAGTCGCCAGGTGGGGTGTTGCGCGTGATCGTGCGATGACGCATGCAGAACCCGTAGGCGTCCGCGAACTGCTCCATGCATGACCGCGATCCAATCCGTGGCCCCTCCCATTTGCCGGCGGGGCAGCGGCGTTGATGGCCGAGACCGGTGATCCACCGGAACACTCTGCGCGACTTGTCGTTCATGAGTACGTAGTCGAAGCTGTGTCCGAGCTCGTGCGTGAACAGCCAGCGCAATTGCGACGGGTCCTGCGTGTGCAACCACATCTCCCGCGGCCGAAGGGAGCTGCGGACACAGGAGGTGCGCGGGATGTCGGGGCAGTAGGCATTGTGGACGAGCAGGTAGCCCTGAATGACTGGTGCGTAGCCCTGGTTGACCCAGGTTTGAAGGATCGGGACCGTCTTGCCACCGTCGGTGATGACGGTGAGGCCTCGTGTCGCGGGGACGGCGGCGCTCGCGGACGTGATGACAGCGAGTGAAGCGACGAGCGCAAGGAACATTGCGCGAGCCAACAGGTGGTTGCTCTGCTCAGCCATGGTCAGGGACCCATCCGGGCGCGCTCGACGACGTCCCGGAATGCGGCGCGAATTTCGACGGGGAAGATCGCGCTGGCCTGGCTCGATGAGGATCATGCCGGTTTCGAGCCGGCGCGGCAGAGTGGCGATCGTGACGACGGGCGCGCTCATGACACCACCGGGACCAGACTGATCGCGGATTCGAGGGTGACGGCGAGATCGAATACGGCGCCCGCCTCGATGGCCCTGCGAATCTCGGCGATGCGTCCCTCGTGGATCTCATAGGACATGCCCGGCTCGGTTCCCAGTAATGTCCTGACGGCCGCGATCCGCTCGCTGCTGCGGTCGCGAATGCCGAGAGTCCTCGAGACGGTGGCCGTTCCAACATACTGAAGGTCGTCGTCGTGAAACTTGTCGGTCATGAACGCGATCGACAAGCCGAGCTTGTCAACAATGGTTTTGACGGTGAGCGCGTTGGCGCTCACGACGTAGCGGCTGGTGCTCATGGGGTGTTCTCCTGTCTTGGGTACGTGCGCTCAAGCCACCATTCCAGCCCGAGCTCCCTAGCGAATTGCTTGACCTTCGGTGCGTGACGTTCGACGATGCGCCACGGGATTGGCTTGGCGCTCGAATGATGCGCGCCGTGATGACGCCGGCAGACCCACAGCCGGTTGCGCTGATCGTAGAGGATCCGGTCCAGGTCCAGGCCCAGGCCATGGGTTCTCGCAACGAGCTTGAGCTGCTGTTGCGTGATGATGTGGTGCGCTTCGCTCATGTGGGCTGCTGCGCCACAGACGACGCAAGGCTTGGCGCCCGTAGCCCATGCCTGCTGGCGTTCGCGGTCTGCCGGACCGCGAACGGGCCGCGGCCGGCTGCGAGGGGCACAGCGGTTCGCGAACGTCGAGCCACGCTCAAGCGACCTGGCGCCCGGACCGAGCCTGCTCATGTGACGCTCACGGCCAAGTAGTGCTGTGCGTGGTGGACGTCGGCCGCTTGCCATTGGCAGCGTCCCGCCACGGCCGACGTCCTCGGGCTTCCCGTCGGAAGGCTCACGCGCCTGCCGGCGCCGCGGTTGCTTGAGCGAGGATCGCGAGCTGGCCCGAGCCTGCTCATGACACGGGATCCCCAAGGGGTCGGAAGCAGACACCAAGGCCGCTGTCTATCAAGGCAGCGGCGCATTCGTCGCCGTAGGCCAAGAGCATCGAACCGTTGGCTGCGCACTGGACCTTGCGTGACCTGTCGTTCATGCGCGTCGTACCATCAACGAACCTCAAGCGCCCAGCGATTAGACAGACAGCGGTCGCCGTCTTGATTGCCCGTTGCGCCCACACCGCATCGGAGCGGACGAAGACGAGCGCGACACCATCCCCATGCGCCACCAAACGATCGACCCACTCGGCAGCCTCACGGCCGTAGGGCGGGTTCAACCACACGCGACCTTCCCAGCGCCGAGAGAGACCGTCATCCTCAGTCGAGTAGTGCGCAGCTGCCGGTATCCACGGAACGCCTCCAGCGGGTGCGCAGGGGTCGAGATCGAACGTTAGCCCAAGCGCATCGAAGATGTGCGGAGGCGTGAACCACTCGACAGATCGAAGGCCGCTGTCGTGCAACGCTCCACCCATACCAATGGTCGCCGTCACGGTGCCCCCGCTGGCGCTGCGGTTGCTTGCGCGAGAATCGCAAGGATCGCGTCTCGCCGTTCCTCCACGGGTTCGACGGTGCGTGGAGCAGCACGTTCGCTGGACTCCACGTCCACGCTCGTGCGTTTCGCCCATCGCTCCGGGTAGCGCACCGAAAGGATGTGTGCTGCGGCGCGCCAGTCCGGATCGGCGCTGATCTTCGTGACGAGCGCGACCTCGGCGACGGCTAGCGCGCGTCTGAGTTTGTCTACCAGACCGGCGTAGGCCGTTTCACGTCCAGCCTCAATATCGATGGCACCTTTCTCGCGCCATGTGTAGAGGGAGTCACGCGAGATGCCAACCGCAGCAGCGGCGACTTCATAGGTCACGCCAGCTTCGATGTGGGTGGCGATGAGCTCCGCGATCTCGGGCGTCAGCTTGGAGGGCGCGCCGATGGGGCGCCGGGCACCGCCATGCACTGAGCAGTAGGCGCTGCCGGCTGCTGCCCTGGCGCGACAGGGGACACCCGCCTTGGTGGTGGCGCGGCAAGTGGGGCGGTGCGCTGAGGGTTGCCCGGACATGGTTCTCAGCCTTTGACTCGCGGAAGCTGTAGACGGTGGGGGTCGACGTGAGGGGTCGTGATCCGGAAGACGACATCGAAGTAGTAGCCGGGGTAGCGCTTGTATTCGCGTTTGTCGACGACGAACGCGAAACGGTGCTGGCCGCGCAATATGGGGCCGTAGGTGAGGGCACGGTAGCGAGTGTGTGCCGCGAAGCAGGTTCCAATGCTGGGGATGACGTGAAAGGAAAGGTAGACGGCCTGCTGCGCCTCCTCGCAGGTGAGGCGGGGCAGGTAGGGGTGCGAGCTTGGCTCGATCGCGACCTTGACGGCTACGTCGGCTTGAGCGGGCGCGCTGAGGATGCCGGCTGCGAGGACCGCGAGGATGATGATGATTGGTTTGCGCATGTGCTCCTACTTTCCGGTGTGGATCGGACGGCCTACTTGGCGGGCTGCGGGTTGGTGGGCACAACGTTGTTGGCGTACCGCGTGACGAGCTCGTGAGCGCGAGTGCGGATGAAAGCAGCATCCCTCTCGTTGAGGCTGGCAGCAGTCGGGACGGGTCCTCCCCGACTGAGCGAGTATCCGTAGTGCCAGCGCAGAACGTCGATGAGGTAGCTGCGGGCGGGAGTCGTAGCTACCCCGGACTGCGAGACCATGCTGAGCAGGAGTTCCGCGAGCTGGCCTGTCATGGACTTGCGTTCATTCGGCGCGCGGCTTGCTCGAGCGCCGCTGCCGGGCTCGCCATCGGTCACGATGCGCTTGAGCAGCACGACCGGCAGGTGTCGCTTGTGCTGCTTGATCCAGTTGTCGCGCTTCTCGATGTTCATGGCGACGTCCCCTGATCGTCGGAGAACATCGCGGTTTGTCCTGGCATCGGGGTTGCCGGGTCGCCATAGGTGACCTCGCGGTCCACGGCGATGTCGACGATATGACCGGTCGCGTCGTGATGACGCGCGGCGTTCCCGAGCCCATTGGATGCCGTGGTGCGCCACCCGCATTGCCGGCAGGCGGCCTCGAGGCGCGTGGTAGCGGTTGTCGTGGCGCGGCTGCTCATTGCAGTGCCTCCTCCCGCGCCCTGGCTGCTCGCAGCGCCTCGATCCCAGCCTCCGTGACCTGGTAGACCCTGGCTCGCGCTCCATGGCGCGTCTGACGCGTGTATACGCGTCCCTGCGCCTCGTTCTCGTCTGTGTTGATGGTCCGCTCGGCGATGAGCCCTCCCTGGACGAGATCGGTCACACGGCGCGGCGCGCCGTTGACAGCTACGTGTGGGCTCACGGCGTCGAGCACGACACAAACATCGTTGGCCGTGAGCCCTTCCGCGCTTTCGGCATAAAGCTCGAGGATCCGTCTGCGCATCGTCCCGACACGCGGAGCGGTCTTCAGGGCTGCAGCTACCTCCGTTGGCCCAGACGAGCGACGGTGCGATCCGCGAAGAGCAGCATCATCGATATTTCCGAGCTCACCGCGGACGTACGCTTCCAGCGCTTTACGGACGACGATGCTGATCTGGCAATGGCGCTCGAGCTCCGCAACATACTCAAGGCCGGCTCGGAGGTCGTCGGAAACGCGGCAGCTTACGACTGCTGTGCGATCCGCTGTCATGTCGTCGTCCTGCGCTGGCCAGGGTGGCGTGGAGAGGAGCCAGCAGCCATGATCCCGGCATTCCAGCTACCAAACGCATAGATCACAGTCTGGGTGGAAGGGAACCCCGGTTGCGATCGGCGCCAATCCGCGGCACGTGGAGGGCTGCCATGCTCGCGTTCCCATGCTCGCAGCGCCTCGATGATCGCAGCGCGCGTCCAAACCTTCCGCAGCCGACTCGCACAATACAAGCATCGAGGATGCTCCCGCAGACCATTGCTCCCGCTCGTCATCGTTCCACAATCGATGCACGGGCGACCATAGAGAGTCGTCTTGCGACACAACCCGGAGCACCATTTGCGAGGTGGGCCACCACGGCTCGGAGTAATCTGGTACCCGCATCCCTGACATGTCGACCCGGTCATCCCTGCGGCCTCGCTCGAAAGACTCTGCGTGCCTTCTCGTCCTCGCGTTGCGCTTCGAGATCCGCGACGCCGGCATCGACGGCTTCACGTTGGGCATCCGCTGAGCGCTCGCAAGCGATGGCGATGCGACTGAGGTTGCCCACGATCGCCAGGGACGTCCCGATCAGTAGAGCACCGAGCAGGGAACCGGCGACAATGAGGAAGATCATCTCGCGAGCTCCATCGCGAGATCTTCGAGCGCAGCGCGCAGGCCGGCCCAGATGTCGCCCTCGAATCGGTCGGCGCCGAGGGCCTCGGCGCTGGATGTGACGTCCCGCGCAACAGTGCGAAGCCGCGCCAGTCGATCTTGCGCGTTGCCCGCCGCGCGGGCCGCCTCATGGACCGCCTCGCGGGACGCGTTGAGCCTGCGATTCAGTTCAGCGCAAACATCTTCCTCGGCTGCGCCCGGCCCATCATCGCCCGCCGCGATGATGCTGTCGATGCTCTGAAGCGATGAGGTCAAGGACTCAAGCAGGGCCGCCCGCTCCTCGATCGGCATGGGCTCATCGGTGATGGCGAGATCGATGATGACGGCGCAGATGGCGTCGCGCGCATCCACGATCGTTGGTTCCTTCGCCTTCGTGAGATTGGACACGGAGACGTCGTCGGGAGCATCAACCCTCGTGGTATCGATCAACTGGATTAGCTGATTGAGCAGCTCCTTCTCAAGTGCGGTCAATTCGCCCGAGTCTGACGTTGAATCGGTCATGCGATTCCTTCCGGTTGGGTGTTCTCAAGCACAACCGTAGACGGTCATGCGGACGACGTCAAGCATCCACGTCGAGGATCATGCTGCACTGGCGCCGTCGGCCCTTGTCGCTAGGTGGCCGGCGGCGCCCTGTCGCCGGCCACGGATCCAGAAAGGGCTGAATGACGGCCACCTAGCGTCGCCCAGGGCCGATGTGAGAACCTTGTCGAAGCGCTCGCGAACCATTGAGACGATGCTGGCCTCGACTTCGAGGACGAGCATTCCACTGCCATCGCGGCCGACGGGCTCGAGATCCGCGAGCCAGATGTCGTAGACATCCTTGTCGACAGTGGCTCGTAGTCGCTCGACGACAGCAGGCCATGAGTCGGCTTCCGCGTCCGTTAGCAGTTCAAGCTCGGGCTCGACGACAAGCGGGACTTGTTCTCTCAGGATGTGCCGAAGGCTAGCGACGGGCGAACGCAGGGCTTCGCGCTTGGACCAGTCGAGGACGCTCTGAGCGGCAGCGAGAACGTCGCGATCGGGGAAGTCGGCGACCAAAGCCTCGAGATCATCGCGGCCGATGTTGAGGCCCCGGAGGATGTCCATGACCTGGGGGACGAGATCGTCGCGCTCGCGCGCAGTGCTGTTTTCCTTTGGGGCTTCCTCATGGGGCTTCAATGTAATGCCCCGGACACCCATGTCCGGTACCCCCCGGACATGGGTGTCCGCCCCCCCCGGACATGGGTGTCCGGGGGGGACACGGGTGTCCGGGGGGGGCGGGGCGAGCAGGATGATGCGACTGGTGGTAGTGCGGCCGTTCTTGTCGGCGCGCGACTCGCGCTTCAAGACGCCGTGTTCCTCCATCGTGGCGATGTGCCGGCGGACGGTCCGGACGTCTACGCAGCCGGCATCCTCAGCGAGGCGTCTCAGAGCTGGCCAGCACGCCCAGCGGCCGTCCTCCTGAGGACCTGCGTAGTCGAAGAGGAGGAGCAACGTCAGCTTCTCGGGCGCCGGGAGACGCTGCGCGCGGACCCATCCGGCTACCTCGTTGCGCTGTAGCTGCGTTGGCTCATTGGCATCATGCGCATGCTCGTCAGGCATCCTGAGACCCACTGTTCTGGCTGAGAAACCTCCGGATCACATCCCAGTCCTCGGGACGCCAGATGTTTGCGACCACCCCAGCGCGAGGCCACGCGGTGTCAGCGCTACCGTAAAGGTCGTCGATTGCGTATCCCATCTGGTTGAACGCGTCGAGCCATTCCTGTTGGTCTTGTCGCATACGGCCCGTGCGCGTCTTGAGCTCCGCGACGATGAGCCGCCCGCCCTTGAGCAGCAGGAGGTCGGGGAAGCCGCGGCCCTCCGGCACCTGCTCGTGGTCTACGCGCCGCCCACCGGTCTTGGCACTGCCATGTCCACCGGCTGGAGGATGGTAGATCCGCCAGCCGTATACGCGCGCTAGGCCGATGACTTGGGCCATGAACGCGGCCTCGGTCAGCTCGCCGCTGGCGCTCAATGCTCGTCGTGTCATGAAGCCTCCTCGGTTGCGGTCGCGTCGACTGCGCGAGCGATAATCCGCACCGTACGCGTGTTCGTCCTGCGTCGCCGTGCCCTCGCGAGTGCGGCGAGCACTTTGCGGTCATCCGTCTTGAGCAGCGCCGCAAGACGTCGCCTGTCTAGGGCTGGCGGCGGTGGTCCTGCTGGCTGCGGGTAGCGCACGAGACTTTCGACGATGCGCTTATCCAGCTCGCCGGCATCGACGAGCACACCGAGCTCGCGCTGCACGTCCTCGAGCATGTAGGCGTCCTCGGTTGGTGCATTCGTGACGTAGCAGACGCCGTCGACCTCGACGGTGCGCTTATTCTGGAGATCGGCGCGGTGTGCGAGCTCTTCCACGATCCGGCGCTCGAATGCGCCTAAGTTGGCACGAATGCTACGCAGGTGCTCGAGCTCATCGGCAAGCTCAGGCGCGGGCGCGTCGAGCGTCGTGAGCTCGCCTGTGGTTGGATGCGCGATCGTGCGCACGAGTTCGGTCATCGTCGTTGCCTCGCGCGCTCGGCGGCGCGCTCAGCCGACCGCTGCGCGCGCCGCAGCTCGATCGTAGCCGCGTGCTGTGCAGCCCGCTGGGCGCGCGGTGATTCCTGCGCAGACATCTCCGCTTCACGGTGTTCGGCGGTGTCCTCGCGAGACATGAGGAACGAGGCGAGCTCGCCGCGCTGGCGCCGCGACAGGCCGCCGATCGTCTTGTTCAGCGAGATGCGGCACTGCGTGAGTATTTTGTTGACCTTCACATCCCCATACCTCGGCATTGCCCGGAGCATCTCGTAGACCTTTGCGGTCTCGATGTAGTCCGGCGGGTTGAGCAGCAGTGTCGCGATCGAGCAGCGCCCATCCTTCAGGTCCCGCTTGAGCCGACAGCGCTTTAGGCGGATCTCATTCGCAAGCGTCAATGCCTCCATACGCTGAAGCTGCGACCGTTCCGGCGCCACGCCTTCGGCATGGCGATCGGTGACAGCGATCATGCCGCCACCTCACCGTTGCACATCGTGAGCGAGTCGATCCGTCCGTCCTGTTCGATCGTGACCTGATCCCATCCCCGTGTTGTGGGCGGCACTGCGACGATGGCATTGCCTCGCGGGACTGTGCCGAGCACGACGTCTCCGTTCCAGCGGTACTCCATGGAGAGCGCCTGAAGCGTATCGATCTGTTCCACCGTGAGTCTCATTTCTGCTGATCCTTTCGTGACCTAGAAGGGGATGGCGTGTCCCTCGATGGGGCACGTGTCGCTGAACACGCCTGTGGGGTTCTTGATGCAGAGCGGGTCTTCGCAAGTGCAGCCAGCGGCGCGTAGGACCCCGAACGCCTTAGCCGGATCCGTGGGAAGGTCTGTGACGGTGATCGAACCGGGCTCGATCTCAAGGCCCGGCGAGTAGTCGGGCTCATCCTCATCGGGCGGCATGTCCGGCGCGGCTTCCTGCTCTGTCTGGTTTTCGCGCTCGAGCGCATCGCGGCGCTCAAGCAGTTCGGTGGGATCACTACGCAGGTACTTCGTGATGATCGCGTTGACAGCCATCGGGACGATCGCGGGCACGACGCCGAACGCAGTGCGAATCTGAACGCCGAGCGCGCGCGCCTCCTCCTCGCCAAGCAGGATCCCGAGCGTCTGAACCATTCCGGCCTTGCTTTCAGGGCTTGCCTCCAGCGCCCACGCTGGCAGCGCAGTGCGTTCGGCGACCGACTCGCCGGGCGACGAGGACTCCGGGTCATCGTGCTCGGTCGGCAACAGCCATTCGGTGCGCACAAACGTCTTGACCGCGTTCGTGTACGCCTTGCCGATTGCCTTGTCGCCGTAGTCCTGGCCGATGCCGCGCCAGCGACGGATCGTTAGCTCTTCGCCATCGCCGTTGCGAAACGTGAAGTCGACGTCGATCACGATCTTCTCGCCCTTCGCGCCGTTACGCGACACGATCTCGTCGGAGAAATACTGGAAGGGATGCGCGATCAGCAGAACGCCGCGTGTGAGCAGCGGCTTGCGGACAGCGGCCAGGATCGCCTCGGCGCTCGCGAACTTGTAGCCCTGATCCTTGTTGACACTTGACTTCGTGACCTCGCCCGCGTCGGCCATGGCCTCAGCGATGGCCGTGATGAGCGGTGTGCGAGCTGCCGGCACGATCTGCGAAGGATTCGCGAGATCGGCAAGACGCCCCTCTTCGGGGGGATGCTGCTCCATAGGGTTTCCTCCAGTCGGGTGTTCTCAGGTGCCGCTGCCCCGGCGCGATGTCCGGGGCGGGCATATGTGACTGTAGACGGTACTTCGCGGTCCCGCAACTAGCGACCGTTCAGGGCTGCACTACGGCCCCATCCGCCATGCTGCGCTCGCCATCTCCGGAAGCATCGCGAGAGCGGTGATCGAGGCGGTTCCGGCGAGATAGAGGCGAGCCTTCAGGTTGTGCATGATGCTCCGTTCCGTCGTTGACGATTGAGGGACGGCGATCTAGCCCCATCCCTTGCCATGAGTCTGCCAGCGTGTGAGAAGCCATGCAACCAGTCGGGCGATCATGGGGTACCCCTCCTCTCGGATTGCAGGCGGGTGTAGGGGGAGATCAGCAGCCGGTCAAGGTCCGCTTTCACGGCGGCCTCAAAATCGCAGGATGCGTCGAAGCGCTCGATGGCGACCCGACGTTTATCTTCGACTGCGCGCTCGTCGTTACGCCTCGCAGCCTCGAAATAGCGCGTGCTCACATTCGGATCCGGTGGATCCCAGGTGCGCACTACGCCGCTCCCGCACTCGGGGCAGCCATGCTTAGCCATGTACGGCCACCAGACGACGTCACAGTCCTTGCATCGGTAGCGCATCACACACCGTTCGTCTGGAGAGACGGCCCCATGAGCGAGTCTCCTCTTCGCAGTTGGATGCGCCGGTACAGCGTCGAGCGTGGAATGTCGGCGAGCTTCGCGGCGAGTGTGATGTTCGCAAAGTCGCCAGCAGCGATCAGCTCATCGGCGATCGCGTCGAGGTAGTGGGATGCGGCGCCGAGCGCAGCGCGGCGACGCATCCCCCCCCGAG